GCTGTTCAAAAGACAGGCGATACCTTGTCCGGTGGACTTACTTTTGAAAACGACTCAATCCTTGCCTGGATTCGAAATACTGACTGGGCGAAGATTGGTTTTAAAAATGATGCCGACAGCGACACTGATTCATACATGTGGTTTGAAACAGGCGACAACGGCAATGAATATTTCAAATGGAGAAGCAAACAAAGCACCACAACAAAAGACCTGATGAATCTTAAATGGGATGCTTTGTCTGTTCTTGTTAAAGCCCTTTTCAGCAGTGAAGTAAAAATATCGACAGTCAATGCACTGAGGATATTTAATTCATCTTTTGGTGCCATTTTTCGCCGTTCTGAAGAATGCCTGCATATCATCCCTACACGAGAGAACGAGGGAGAAAATGGTGATATAGGGCCACTACGCCCCTTTACGCTTAATCTCAGAACTGGTCGGATAAGCATGGGGCATGGTCTGGATGTTACAGGAGATATAACAACTAACGCCTGGGTTTATGCAAACAGGTTTGCTATTAACAGCAGTAATGGTATGTGGATTCAGATGCGCGATAACAACGCTATCTTTGGGAAAAATATAGTTAACACTGATAGCGCCCAGGCATTGCTACGTCAGGACCATGCTGATCGCAAATCTATGATTGGTGGTCTGGGTAATAAGCAATTTGGCATCTACATGATTAATAATTCAAGGACAGCCAATGGCACCGATGGTCAGGCGTACATGGATAATAACGGAAACTGGCTTTGCGGTGCGCAAGTTATTCCCGGCAACTATGGCAATTTTGATTCCAGATATGTGAAAGATGTTCGACTTGGTTCACAGCAATATTATGGAGTGAACAACTGGCAAACATGGAATTTCCAGTGCCCGTCAGGTCATGTATTGTCTGGTATTAATGTTCAGGATACAGGGTCCAACTCTGCCGATAATATAGCGGGCGTTTATTACAGACCCGTTCAAAAGTATATAAATGGCACCTGGTATAATGTAGCGAGCGTTTAATATGATGCACTTAAAGAACATAAAAGCGGGTAACGCTAAAACACTGGAACAGTATGAGTTAACAAAGAAACACGGAGTTATCTGGCTTTACTCTGAGGACGGAAAAAACTGGTATGAGGAAGTGAAAAACTTTCAGCCAGACACAATAAAGATTGTTTACGATGCAAATAATATTATTGTCGCCATCACTAAAGATGCCTCCACGCTTAACCCTGAAGGTTTTAGCGTCGTTGAGGTTCCCGATATAACAGCCAACCGCCGCGCTGATGATTCAGGAAAGTGGATGTTTAAGGATGGAGCTGTAGTTAAACGGATTTATACAGCAGACGAACAGCAACAACAGGCCGAATCACAAAAGGCCGTATTGCTTTCCGAAGCTGAATCAGTCATCCAGCCGCTGGAACGCGCTGTCAGGCTGAATATGGCAACAGACGAGGAACGCACACGACTGGAAGCATGGGAACGCTACAGTGTTCTGGTCAGCCGTGTGGATACGGCAAATCCTGAATGGCCACAAAAGCCTGAATAAAAATTAAGGCCCGCTATCGGGCCTTGTCTCATTCAGGTTGTTCGGGAAATGTTACTGGCAGGCTGGAGGTGTCTGTAGATTCGACTTTCTGCGCATAGAGCATCCACTCAGTTAATTTTTGTTTATTCTCGTCGGAAATGATGCCCAGCCGTAGCTGTGAGTCCCATAGCTGGGTTTTATCCCTGACAAGTTGCAACAGGCTTTGCTTTTCATTCTCTGCCTGCTGCCTCTGTTCCTCCTCGGTATAAGTTCGCTTTATCACTACGCCATCTTTGAACATCCATTTACCCGAAATATCAGCCCGGCGATTTGCTGTAATATCTGGAACCTCAACGACGCTTGCGCCTTCTGGATTAATTGCTGAAACATCCTTTTCAATACAAATAATAACGTCGTTGTGGTCATAGACCATTTTCAACGTATCAGGCTGAAAGTTCTTTTGTTCCTCATACCAGTTTTTCCCATCCTCTGTATAAAGCCATTTGATGTTAAATTGTTTCGTTAGCTGGTATTGCTCTTTTGTTTTAGGGTTGCCAGCAGTAATATTTTTTAAGTGCATCATAATTAAATACTCCCCGCGTTATACCACGTTCCATTAATGCAATACTGAATTGGCCTTGCCTGAGTTGTATCAATTAATTCATCACGATTCCCGTTAACTGAACCCGTAACGACATAACCTGACCTGTCAGACCAGCCGGGACCATTCCATGTCTGAACAGATGACAGACCGCCCAGGCGAATACCTGTAATAAACCTTGAGTTACATTCTGCCTGCGCATATGCACCAACATCCCCCGCAGAGGGTTTGCGGGTTGTGGTGTAAAACTCTGACCAGTCAGCTTCAAAGCCATAACCATCACGCGCTGAACGATAAAAGATACCGCCGTTCTTATAATTCACGCGGAACTGTACAGCAGGGCAACTCCCCGCATTCATATTGAAGTGGAGGATTAATGTCGATGCGCCACTGATATCTGCATCATAAACGCCGCTATTCCAGTTCCAGCCAACAGCTTTATCATTTGCAACCCTGCTTCCTGTTTGCCCTAAAGCAAATGCAGGCTGCTGGTTTTTCGTGTTGTAGTCTCTTCGCCAGCCAGGAGCATAAGCATCACCATGATTAATATAAGTGAATTGAGCGTTAGTAATTCCGCCACCGCTGGACATGCTCGGCGTAGTAACGCGTATGGTCATTGCGCCGCGAGTGCCAATAACTTCCACCACAGCACCTGCAAGACAAATATTTCCGCAACCTGTATCTGTAATGACCTTATTATTTGCATAAGCCCATGAGCCTTTGCACATCCAGTAAGGATGGTTAAATGCTCCCTGACTCTCCAGCCACGAAATAAATTGCGCGGTTGTCCAGACCTGACTATCGCCACCAATATCCACCCATGAGCTATATGCGCGGCAGGCACCAATATTTTTGGTGAAGATATCTTTTCCCGGAATATCTGCGCCGTTCTGGTTTTTCTGTAATGCGCCAGAAGCCTGATTTACCGTTTCCTGTAAACCGAGGTTTTAGATAATGGCTGTTTCCGGCCTGCATGGCATGATTTGCGCTTTTAAACGGGAGATCCAGAGTGCTGATTGGCTATGTAAGGGTATCAACAAATGACCAGAATACAGACCTGCAACGAAACGCTCTTGTTTGTGCAGGATGTGAACAAATATTTGAAGATAAATTAAGCGGAACAAGGACAGACAGACCTGGATTAAAACGCGCTTTAAAGCGCCTTCAAAAAGGTGACACACTTGTTGTCTGGAAACTGGATCGCCTCGGGCGAAGCATGAAACATTTGATTTCTCTCGTAGGGGAATTACGAGAGCGAGGGATTAATTTTCGCAGTCTTACTGACAGTATTGATACGTCATCTCCAATGGGGCGTTTTTTCTTCCACGTTATGGGTGCCCTGGCTGAGATGGAACGAGAACTAATCATCGAGCGAACGATGGCTGGACTTGCTGCCGCCAGAAATAAAGGCCGTATTGGTGGGCGACCACCTAAACTAACCAAAGCGGAATGGGAGCAGGCCGGGCGTTTATTAGCACAAGGAATCCCCCGCAAGCAGGTTGCATTGATCTACGATGTGGCCCTGTCAACTCTGTATAAAAAACACCCCGCGAAACGAACGCATATAGAAAACGACGATCGAATCAATCAAATCGATCGGTAATACAGATCGATTATGTCTCAATAACCACACTCAACCCATGATGTTTTTTAAGATAGTGGCGAATTGATGCAAAGGAGGTGAGATGAAATCAATTCGCTGTAAAAACTGCAACAAACTGTTATTTAAGGCGGATTCCTTTGATCACATTGAAATCAGGTGTCCGCGTTGCAAACGTCACATCATAATGCTGAATGCCTGCGAGCATCCCACGGAGAAACATTGTGGGAAAAGAGAAAAAATCACGCATTCTGACGAAACCGTGCGTTATTGAGTATGAAGGCCAGATTGTTGGCTATGGTTCAAAGGAGCTGCGCGTTGAAACCATATCCTGCTGGCTGGCCCGCACAATTATTCAGACAAAGCACTATTCCCGCCGTTTTGTGAATAACTCTTACCTCCACCTGGGAGTATTCAGCGGACGCGATCTGGTTGGCGTTCTCCAGTGGGGATATGCCCTTAACCCCAACTCAGGTCGTCGTGTCGTGCTTGAAACGGATAACCGGGGCTATATGGAGTTGAACCGCATGTGGCTACACGACAACATGCCCCGCAACTCTGAATCTCGGGCCATCAGTTATGCACTGAAAACCATAAGGTTACTGTATCCGTCAGTGGAGTGGGTTCAGTCCTTTGCTGACGAACGCTGCGGACGCGCAGGCGTTGTGTATCAGGCGTCGAATTTTGATTTTATTGGCAGCCATGAAAGCACGTTCTACGAGCTGGATGGTGAGTGGTATCACGAGATAACGATGAACGCGATTAAGCGAGGTGGACAACGAGGCGTGTATTTACGGGCTAATAAAGAGCGTGCCGTGGTGCACAAATTTAATCAGTATCGCTACATCAGGTTCCTGAACAAGCGAGCAAGGAAGCGGCTAAATACTAAGCTATTCAGGGTTCAACCATACCCTAAAAGCACTCCCGATTAG